TTTTTTTTTTTTTTTTTTTTTTTTTTTTTTTTTTTTTTTTTTTTTTTGTGTATCACTATCAAAAGGAAAATTATCATCAATTTAAAATTAGCAATTAACTAGATCCAAAAGTTGAGCCCTTCCATTGTTGGCTCGTCTAAGCGGATCTTTAAATTACTCTCAAATTTTCAATCTAGTATTGATTAATTCAATCTAAACTTCCTAATATATCTATGAGTTACTTACACCCTGCATAGATACGTGCTTACCATTCTGTGTAAGAGTAGATCTCGCAGTACACGCCTGAAGATCTTGTTATAATTCATCTTTAAGGGACAGAAGAACATTAGCTCTACCTTTTCTACCTTTAAAAGTGTCTAAATCAAAGATTCTAAGAACATCATAAAAACAAAAATCATTAGGACCAGAAGGACAGAACTCAATGAAATATTTTCTATTAGTACAAGGGACAGCCCTACCTTCAACTTCTAATTGTCTATCCTTATCATGGTAGATTTTAGTACCAAAAGGCAAATTTAACATAGGAGCTAGCCTATTACAACCCACATTAAGCATTTTTACCTTAGAGACAGTTGTTAAGAGTTTAACATATACAACATCACCACTATTATCTCTAGTTATGGTAAACTCATTAACAAACATGTAGAACGGTGATTGGATATCAAACCTGTAATCCACATGGTCCTTAGCCTGATAGATGTAACCAGGAAAGACACAACGTTTACCAGAAATAACACCACAGTGCAAATGAGCATCTAATGGTAGAGACAATGTTGTACTTTCAGCAATAAAAAGAGTCCTACCATAAAACATTTCTAAGGTTTTCCAATCATATGTAGGGTGAACATGGTCATTTGTTCCTAAAGCAAGAGCTAGAAGAGAAAGAATTACAACTACTTGTGCTTGCATTTTTAATTCTCAAATTGTAAATAGCCCTACGCCTGTAGTCAGTTTTAGTAGATCTACAAGTGTGAACTCTGCGTTTCACCTTAGCAACAACCCAGTCTTTGAAAGATCTAGGTAGTTTAAACCACACACGTCCTGGGATGTATGTGATCAGATTAAAACGCATACAATGAGATAGAATAGCACAATAAAGAATAAAACCCTAATAAACAGTCTAAGAAGGCGCACTTCAACAATGGCACGCTGCAAACTATAAAGATCTAGACAGTCAGGTTTTAACAATTGAAAATATTTAACTTTCACACCACTATCGGCTATATCAAGCACGTTAGTTAGTGTAGTTAAATTGAGAATGGCATTAAGAACTAACTGCTCTAGTAATTTAATACGCTTCAAAATCAAGCATATTAATACTAGAACCAGGACAACATGCAGACATACTAGCATGTAATTAGTTTAGTTCATCAATAATTTCAACATTCTCATCAAAAACATCAGTGTAATTCTCAGCTGTAGCACTCACAGGTGTTGGCACAGGTGTGGCTGCTCTCTCACGAGATTTAGAACGAGATCTTTGTTCTTTAGCCACTTGTGAAGGTTTGGTATATGCACCGATTTGACCGACAAAAGCGGTAGTTTTGGGGTCATTCTTTGGTAGTTTGTAACTGTAGTTAACAGTAACAATAACATCATCACCAGACTCAGTAGCTTCCCACTTTCCACCAAACACTAGTGCACCTGTGGAAGGAACCATTTCAGCCAACTGAGGGTAGTTTTTATGCGAACTACCGTCCTTCACTAATTCTGCATCACCAAAGTTTGAGTTGGCACTGCGTTTTCCAAACATGGTTTCAACATCTCCTTTGCCAGGCGTTTTCTTCCATGAGTGCTTGTTTTCATTCTTAGGAACAGGTCTTTCACTAGACTTAGCCCTATCTCTAGATTTAGAGCGAGACTTATTCTTCTGTGTTTCTTTTGGAGCAAAACCCATTTGAGCTAGAGCAGCAGCAACAGCAGTGGCTATATCTTGACTTGAAGATTGGTTGTCATTAGACCTTGTGTTAGACCTAGACCGTCCTCTAGACCTAGACCTAGAGTTGCTTCTAGAGTTAACATTTTGTTCTAATTTAAATTCAGAAGGAACTGCGCAATCAAATTGTAGGTCAAGAGATTCTTGGTTAGAACCTCTCGTACCTAGTCCTGTAGGTACAGTTTTAGAACCATTCTTGCCAACCCAATAAACGCCGTCAATGCGTTCTTGGAATTTGGCATTCTGATGAGGTCCAGTTCCTAGATAGTAAAAGAACCATCTCGATGGTAACTGGATTTTCTGACCTTTCTGCATGCGCCAACGTTCCTGACGATTCCAATAGCCAACTTGCTGATCTCTGTTACCCTTACCTTTAGGTACTAAGTCTTTTGGTGCAACATTCCAAAACTTCTTGTTACCTGTATGAGTTATAGGGTTGAAAAACGACAGAGGTATATTTTCATTTTTACGACTACGGGAACGAGATCTACCACGATTTTGAGAAGGTGAAGGCTCATCTCCCCAGTTCACGCGGTTGCCGTTTCCAGCCATAATAGAAGTTTAGTTTATACCATATGTAATAATTTTTCATGCTCACTCAAATTGTCATTTCTTGCTTCTGTTGAGTAATCGCCTGCTTTAGCACGAACATAATATGACCATCCTGTAGAATTTGCAGCCTTAAGTGATTTTCCCACTTGGTGGTAGACAATGGTATTACCAGGTGTGGCCACCATTACATACTTAGGCAAATTTTCCACATTAACACCACTTCCAACTTTGAACCCTTCCGCATACAAGTTGCCGGAGAGTAAGGTTAGTGTAATACCAGTTGGTGCACCATTCAAAGGTAGGACAAATCGATTTCCCACAGCATTAAGACACAGGATAGCATTTGTCTCAGGATTAAATGACCACCATGTACGAGTACGACGCCACAGTTGGATGGATCTAACAAAGTACATAACCCACAAAACAAATGTGAGTACAGAACCAGCTACGCTAAAGCCAAACATTACATACCTGGAATTTGTATATTCAGAATAGGCATTAAAAATCGTGAGTGCTAAGACCAGTGGCCACAAAAGCCACATAATAAGCATTTTAATGCCATAAATGAACCAGCTGACCTGTGGCCTTCCATATTGTAATATTGTTATAAACAAGATGAGAAGGACAGACCAACTGAAATTCCAGTTCATCAAATGCCATATAAGATTTCCTTCATTAATACAAGTATCACAAATGCCATTTGTATTTTGACAAGTATTATTTGCAACAGAAGTTGTATTCATAAGACAATACAAATTTGTTGCATGGCTAGTTGGTATAACAGACAGCACTGCAGTTGCTGCTACCAATAAAACCTCCATTATTTGTTTAGTTGAGTTAAACAACAATACAAACACTGTCTGGTGCTTTTGGTATGTTCATGAAATCTTTATAGGCATTATAGGCTTGTCGAGCAGGCGCAATGATAACAACATTGCTTAATCTACAACAAACCATGCACAACTTAACAACGTTAAGTAGTGCTATAGAAAATAATATAATTACAATTATCAACAGTAGCCAAAATATGGAGTTGATTACAATTCCATTGTCATCAATCACAGTCAAGACGTTCGGGAATCTCATAACTATGATCGTCTAATTTAATTTCGTTTACAATGTCTTGAGAAAACGCTGCATTATAAACACCAACAACAGGCTCTGGTGAAAATATGTAAATAAAATCACCGTTAAGAAGTTCTATAGACCTTACAACATTAAGATCTAATTGAACAAAGCCTCTAATTGCTATTTTAACTAGCATTGGGTCTACAAAGTACAACGTAAAGTCATCCACTCTCATATGATTAAGACTACCATAAAGTGTCACATAATGAGCGTGATTAGAACTTCTCAAATACGGTGCAGCTTTACCATGTACAAACATTAAAGTTGAAACATTGTAGAATAAAAATTCAAAACGTTCAAACTTAAACCAAAAGTAACTCAAATAAAAGTAGCGACTTAAGAGTACCACTAACGTAACAATACCATCAACATATAGACCTAAACCTATAAGGAATGGTGATATGAAACAAATAGTAGCAATCTTAAACAGAGACAGAGCTACATTTGATTTAAAGCTTGTACTACGGTACATAGCCAAAAATATAGAAAACAATAAAGAAATAATAAACACAGAAACATCATCTGTGTAACTTTTAGGTGCGGCGACAGAGCGCTGCACAATAGTACTACAATTAGTGTCTGCTTGGACATCTGTAGTTTTAATGGTAACATCTTCCTTTAAAAACGAAATAGATGTTATAAACAAACCGGTAATGAGACTACCTATCATTGTTTAGTTGAGTAGAATTAATTGACATGCACTTTCTCAATAGGTTCATAACGCGAGAGGTCTCTACTACAACTATATTTACAACAACCAGCTGCGCAACTAGATAAACATCCACAGCAGCCACAACAACCTGTTGACAAACAACAGAACAACAACATAGGTAATACAAAAAGAAATATTAAAGCAATAAGAACCCACACATACCAAGGCCACTTTACATAAGTTTCAATCTTGTTAAGCCATTCAAGATCAACTAGTGTGTTGTTGATACTCTGAATTAGCAACTCCAATTCCTTRGTAGTGTTATACAAAACAACAGATCGATTTTCCAGATCATTAATCTCATTAGTAATATTAAGATAGGTTTGATTGAATATGTCTAATGATAACTCTGGTACAGTCCAGTTAGGTTTATAACTGTCTAGCAAATCCTGTACCGTCTTATTAATATCAATGTAATCAGGTATTATACTAGGCAGCTCTAATATAGTAGCATTAACAAACAAGACATCACAATCTGCTATCTGTACAAAATCTGCACTAGTGGCGATTCGTGGTTGGTACATGGTGCGTGGTGTTAAATAGAAACTGTTGTTATAGTTACGGAATAATGTTAAAGACACATCCTTAACAATCAAACCAAAGGTTCTATCACCATCAGAAGCACATATACCAGACCAAGCAGTCACTGTCTGATAAGCTGTGGGCACCAACACTGTATGGAAAAACACCATACCATTAGGTGCAGCATTTGCAAGAGAGAACAAGTGTGTACCGTTGCCACAAAATCCAAATCTTGAGGACTGTGAACGCACACACTCATTAACTTTCTGTTTAGCAAGTTGTCTGCTGGCTCTAACCTCAGCTTGTCTAGTGAGAGTTTGTGTCACAAAAGCGTTAAGTGCCGCCAGCCTACCAGTAATAAGACGATCAACTTGTGCATCAGCGTTAATATCATCTAACTTATAATAGATGTCTTGTATAGAACTACTGATTGCCTGGAAATTATTTTGTAATTGTAGTGTTAGATGGTTAAGTGCCTTACCTTGAGAATTAACAACATCTTGAACTTTAGTTAAAGCTTGTGCCACAGTTGACAAACTCTGCGAAGTTTGGTAAATGGCATTATTCACTTTACCCAAAGCTATGGTAATATTACCAATAGCTTGATTAAATGATGCAGCTAAAATCTCCTGGTTACGTTGCAAAACATCTGTCTGCAAAGCAACATAATTTAAGCGTGCCTGAACAGCTAATGAAAACGGTATTGCGACAGCACCACCACCTAAAGCACCAAGCGAAATGCCACCTGACAAAGAGGCTGTATACATGCTCATTTTACCATCATTAGCAACACCCGGCAAGACCATGATACCATTATAATACTGTGCACATGCTAAATCAGCAATATCAGAACCCTTAGTGCAACGCTTGTAATCTTCATCCACAGTACCAAGCCCTGTGGTGACAACCTTGTTGAATAGCAAATCTTCAATAGTGGAACGCGAAGAACCATGTTTGTTCTTACGAGGCAGTATATCCTTCAAACCATCTAAGTATATACCACCAATAGTGTTACCACTTTCATTGTAGATAGGGTTTAACATGGCAGAACTATTAAATTCTTCAACAGATGCCAACTTCAAAGCATTTTCGGAAATGGATATCATAGACTCAAGTTCCATCGATTCCAAGCGTGAACCCATGGCAAGTGCTTGTTCAATAGTCTGGCATGCACTAACATACTGAGATAATAATCTACCACACCTAGCATTACCGTTACAAACATAACGCGCACAATCTATAGACACAAGCTCAGTTGAAACTTGAACGTACTCCATTTGAACTGATATTGTGAAATTACTAGGGATTGTGACATTGCCAGTGCTAATAGGTTGTACATCACCATTTGTGTGAGTGACATTAATAAAAACAAGTGCACCATTAGCACATACACCCATATTAGAATATGATATAACAGGTGTGCAGTTAACATCATACTTTTGCATGGATCTAGAGTTGTTATCTGCAGTATAATTGTAAACTGAATAATAATAAAAATACGGTGTTACAATGTGATTTTTCAAACCTAGCAACTCACTATTAACGGACGTAATAGCACCAACAATTGAGCCATCAATAACTGCAGCTTGAGCACTGAGTTCACAAGGTGTTATAGAGTACACAGTGCCAGTTGTGACATTTTTAAAACCTAGGAGATCACCTGACAGCGATGTGTAATATAGACCACCCATGACAGTTTGATTAGTTTCACGTATGATACCAGTTCCAGCAAACCCATAGACATTGTACTCAGTACAGACATTTAAATGCAATACAGAGAGATCTTTCAAACCAGCATCAGCTCTTGGAAGACCAACTATGTCTAAACCAAATTTATAACTGACATACACGTGAGCAAACACACCAGTGAAATAACGGGTTTGAACAGTCAAGTCTAAGCGGCAATCATCACCCAATGGCACAGGTGAAAAACATATTTTAGAAAAAGACATATGGTTGTTAAGACGGTCGAAAGCAAATGGACAACTACCACTAGTTACATAAACCCTGGCTTCATAAGCACCAGTACACTGACCGTTTGCATCAATTAGTGTGCAAGTGTGGTTTACATTGACTGTAAATTGAGAAACGTCAATACAACCTTGAAAACTTAAAGTTGCATTACCACCATTATTATAAGGTCGACCACGCTGAATTTTAAGTCTGACATTACCAGTAATATTGACATACACATGATCAAAATTAGCAGGTAGTGTAACAAATGTCTTGTTTACAAATCCAATTGCTTTAGGTGAAACTGGGTAAAATCCATCTGGTAAGTTGGGTGTAAGCTGATTACACCTAATATCATCAATGTGACTATTACAATAAACTACTCTTTTTATGGCTGTATTTTCAACATCAACCATAACATCAGTGTATGATGTATAAGCAATAGTCCAGAAAGCACCAGTGTTGCCAGTTGTTAGATTAAATGATATACAATCAATAGGAAATGTTTGGAAATAATTGTAACCATTAATATAGAAACCACCATCTTTACTAATAGCAATCTCTTTAACACTAGGTGGCAAAACACCCAAAAACTTCTGTAACGTTTCATTATAAGAAACGTAACAATAAAGAGAGTTCTCATGGTAGCCAAATGGTAAAAAACCTTCACTTGTTACAGCTTCTGTTCTAGATTGATTGTAACATGATATATGAAGCACAACACCTCCAGTTGTATTCAACTCGAAAAATGTTGTACCACTGGCAGCTACTGTTTCATGTGTAAAATTAAGGTTAAACCTAATAACATCAGCTGTGCTATTAAGTCTGTAACCATTACACTGCGCAAAGTCTTCAGTATTAAAACAAAAGTTTTGCGATGTTTCACTAAAGCTTGGAACCGGCCATAAACAATTAACTAGCAATGGCTGACGTGTTAAAAAGCGTCCATCTGTTATAGTAGAATCATTAGTTAACACAAACCAGTTGTTAAAACTGAAACCTTCTGGTATAATACCACCAGATTCTGTACTAAATATGTTGTTTACATAGTCAGCACAATTATTGGTACAATTTTGCACTACAACAGTGTTATCAGTTTTATTAACTCTATAATACGTAAGGTTGTAGACTGGATTAAACCACCAGCTATTAGATGTGGTACCATTACTTGCAAAAGTATTGGAAATGGTCGCATTATTAAACCAAGTATTATAAAGTTTAATACGGTAAATGTCACCAGACAAGTACGCCATCAATTCTGAATTGGACCATTGCAAACCATACAATAAGTCACCACAACCCGTATTATTACAATTCCAAAATGTACTATTAATTTTACAATCATAGCCCCAACAATTACCAGAGCCTGTAGCAACAGTTGTATTAATGGCACCTTTACACAAACAAAATCTACCGCTATCATAGCGTGCCATCTCACCATTTTTATGGTACACTGTAGCACTATACGGTGAACCATGTATACTAACAAGTAAATATTTATTATTAACACCTGTCACACCTTGAACTGTGTCCCAATATAGTGCTTTAAGATTTTCTAAAAGTAATGCATTGTGTGCACCCCAATATCTGAAGACACAATTGTACCACGGTTTAACAGTTGGAAAATAATCGCCTAAAACAACGTCAGAATTTGAAGGCAGGCGGCTACTATAATTCTTAACAAAATTGTCAATAAGGTACCAATGTGACCCAATACTTACATTTTGTAGAGTGGCACAGCGTGCTGTTAAATTACGAATGTCATCGCACTTAACTGCTACACTTACAACTGCTAGCAGCAACAATTTAGTAAACATCTTAAACATTCACCAAATGGTTACCAAAGTTTAGTAACTTGCCGTTATTTCTAACGAGTAATTTACCACCTTTAATTAAACCTTTAACCATAACATTTATATCACTATCTTTCAAATTAACAACTAATGCATTGTTAAACTTACATTTAAATTTTGTTAGATCAAAGACAGAATAATAGGACAAAGCCATAACAGTCGAATTTCTCCAAAATATGTAATTAGCATGCATTACATTTCCATCAATAATACATTTTTCGCTGTAATCACCCATATAGTTAACACCAATAAGAAATGCCTCAGAAGACGATGTGTTAACACTAGTGCAAAACATTGTCCAATACTCAAAACGCTGTATTAACTCATACAGCTCCTTGTTCCAACTATATTCTGTAAGTTTAATGGCAACACTACCACCCAAGGAAAGTTTCTCTCTAATAAACCCATTAATATAAGGGAAAAATCCTTCCTTAGACACGTTGTTGCCATCAATGCTTTTATTTGTACTATCATACATGTCAGATATTAGAAGATCAAACTTGTCTTCTAAATACATACTAGTACAATCTCCTGTAATACTAAAATCTGCATCTGATATGTAATCTCTAACATCATTATCAACTAAAATTGCATCATCAGGTAACCAGCGTCTCAACACACTAGTACCAGGTGCCACACCATCGTGGCTACTAGCACCAAGATGTAGCACACGCATCTTATGTGGTACACAAATGCTGGTTGTATTAAGATATTGACACAACTGTGTGTATTTAATAACATTTGTCGTTATACCATCTGGTAACTGCAGACTAGCACCATAATTATAAAGATTACAACGTTCCAAGCACATACGCTGAATTTTGTAAAGATTAGGCATCGAATAACCAGGTTTCCACTCAGCGGATTGTAGCTGGGGGTAGAATGTCTTAATGGTGGCATTCTCACACCAAAGCATCCAACGCCACACTTTACAATCGACCACCACATCAACAACTTTGGAAACAACACTCAAATCCAAACCCTTGACTATTGTCACAAAGTCATCTAACAGTATGTCCATGTATGTACACAAACTCTTAGAACTAGGATCATCAGCGTACGTTATACAACAGCTCTTTAAAGTGCTGTCACTGTTAGTCATAAATTCTTGCACAGAAAACAAGCCCATCTTGGACAAACGCACTTGTGAGATTAACAAATGCATACCACCTAAAGTAGTTTTAGACACATCGCCAAAAACTACATGTTCAAAACCATAATCCTCAAGACCATACTTTTGAATAAACAATGTGGTATCCATAGACAAGAAATCTTCCTCCATTTTACTACGTGCTTTGAAGGTGTCAAAAGTGCGACCTTGTGAGTAGAAACCATCTATGTGTTCGACATAAACACCATTCTTACGCACATAGATGTACCACTTAACAGGCTTATTACCAACAGTACTAACAGGTAAATTGTTCAAATAACCAAAATTAAGTGCTATAGGGACCAAACCCTTAATAGCACTGTTAGAAATCAGAACACCATCTTTACTGGTTGTAAAACGTTCATAAGAACCAACTATGCTATTATCATAGCATACAACAACATCATCTTTAAGATCTGTGTAACCACAAACTTCTTTTGTAAAATTACTAAAAGGACATTCAGCCTCATAGTCCCACAGTACAAATTTGTAAGTGGCAACAACATCCAAATTTCTTAATATTGTAAGAGGTGGTGTTAAGCCAACTTTACGTTTGGCATACAATTCAAATGCCACATTAGTCGGCAACATTGTCTTATTTGTAAATAAAACACGATCTGTAGAACCATCTCTAACCAAAACTTTATCAGCTACAATAGCTGTAGGCAGATCACCAGTCAAACCTGTATAAACGCCTTTTTTCACAACATTATATGCAACATTTTCCAAACTCTGCAATGCTTTTGAGTTGACAAAGCCTTGCCATAATGTGTAGGTGTCAAAGTTTGAAGGACCCCATATGGTAAAACCAGCCTGTACAAATGTATTGTAATCCTCTACATACTTACGGTACAGAGCAGCATGTTTCTTACATACAGCACCACCAATATTACAACGTGTAATACAAACATTCGACTTCAAAGGCACATAATTAGGTTGACCATCAACAAGCTCACAAGTTGAATCATCAAAGAAGAAGAACGGTAGTGGTTTCAACTTAGCAAAAGCCCTCCGATCGTAAGCTTCAGTATGGAATGCGTGATTGTTAACATACAACGCACCACCATTGCAACCTTCTAATGACAGCTTGGAACGTGTACGAGTGTCAAAACGACAAACTACACTACACTCTGGGTACATGTCAACATTGCAATTCCAAAACAACATTAAACCAGGCATTTGACCATGCGTGATAAAATCATAATCCAAACACCTAACATTACTATTAATAGGGTCTTTGTCATAACAAAACCATGGTAATGGTGTTGTAACACAACGTATGCCTTTGGGGTTGCCAACATCATGTATGGCACTAGGATTAAGAACTTTGATAGCGGCACGGACCACGTGTGATTGAACAACTCTACCAGCCTTATTTATTGTAGCTTCGTTATCAATAAAAGGGTAGGTTATAGACCAATCTACGCGCTTAACAAAACAATCATGTACTGCAAGGCACCGTGTCATAGTGGCGTCACCACTTGCAACATGTTCATTCCTATGTACATTACACACCTCGTGATGATTCATACTAAGAGAACCTGTGTAACCCCACTGCTGAATATCAATACAATAGGGATTGTACAAGTAATCACAACCTAATGCATGTTTCATACAGTGGTAAGTACCCTGTGCACTATTATAACATGTAGCTACAACACCACAATCACACTTGCATGGTACGCCTATTTTAACAAAGTACCTCATAGTTGTGAGTTCCAAACCACCTGCCCATAACACAAAAATAACAACGTCAGACAAACCATCAAAGTAGTCACAAACCATCTGAACAATGCGACGCCTAACAATACTCCATGCTTGACCACGTCGCATTAGCGGTATAAGATGAGCAAATTGTTCACCGGGTGGTGCTCTAGACTTAACAGGACATATGGAACTTCCTTTATCTGTAACAACACAACCTTCAGGTTGTACAACAAAATCTACACCATTAGAGAACCCTAACTGTAATGGCACATTTGTACCAATATTGTCACCACAAACATGCGCACTTTCAACATCAAAGCCCAGCCATGCTCTAACATTGCGAATGGCAAAATCACGTGTACAGAACAAGGTATGATAACCAGGTATGTTGGCATCAAACCTAAAACCCATGTATGAGATTACAGACGCGTACGTAACAGGTTTGTTACCAACATCCACGGCAAAACCATTGTTAGTTTTGAAAGAGTCAGACAAACTGATGTATGTGGTGGCATATGCTGGTGGTATGTAGTGTTCCACTTTAGCACAATCTTTAAACAAACCGCAACCTTCACTTTTCACTTGTAGGTTGACATCTTTAATTTCATAGAAATTAAGACCATCATACATGGCTTTGTCACACATTACACACAGTATACCAATTTTAGCACGCGTTATTGCAACATTAAACCTATTAATGTTAACAGCGTGTGCTGTATCCGATGTCTGCGTGTACACGACGAAGTCATATTCACTACCTTGTGCAGAATCCACGGTTTGTGTTTGTAAACCCAGGAGTCTGCGAGCCACATAATTTTGACTGTTGTATGGCGAGATGAAGGTGGCATTTTTCCACTTTGGATTCTTTGCTAAAAACAGCTTAACAACTTCCAATTGTTTACGGTTAACAGAAGAACCATTATCAATTTGAACGTTACCTCTTACGTACATCTTGAAACACTGTTTTGATTCTGGCTTTACAGGTTTGAATTTATTCTCGTAAACCAAAGCAGAGACTGTGTTAACAATTTCAGCCGGACACCTAAAACATTTGTGTAAAAACACGTCTGGACCTAATGTACACATACGTTGTGTTATAACATTATAATCCTGCGGTTTTAGAACTCCCTTGTTTATCAATGTACGTGGTGCGGGTAACTGTTGTGGGTCTCCTACATAAACTATGTGTTTATAGCTTACACGACTGTTAATAACGCTAAGCTCATAATTGGTACACATAGAAACTTCATCAACAACAACAATGTCACAATTACATTCTGGTAATGCATTTACAGTACTAAAAATGTACTGGGCATTGTTGTTATTAGGTTTAAACCCTGAGTAACATTCTACACGAGCGCGCATAGGAATTATACGCGAACATTTATCAACATTAAAATTTTTAGCAGCCTTTTCACAAAGTGAATCAACAGCTGCATGTGAACAAGCAGTATAAACTATACGTGCACCAGGATAATACAGCCCCAAGCCAATAACACAATGTGACTTGCCAGAACCAGGAGGACCTTGTATGGTTGTAAACTTCTGTTTACCTACCATCTGATAGTATGGTACCAAGTTGGCATAATCCTCTGCTATATTGAAAGTTGGATACAACTTCGAAATGGTGCTGTATTTTTCTTGGTTAACCAAAACTGGTGCTTTCAAAGCTCCAACGTTGTGAGACGTCAAAACAAATATCATACCAGGCACCAACTTAGTAGTAGAAGTGCTCTTGTAATAAACAGCATCGCCACCATACTCTGTTTGCTCAAAAACAAATTCACCCAATTGTACTTTTGAATCTTTAAGAATTTGGTAACATGTAAAAACTGAATTCCTATTAAGTGGTGGCTTTGTCTTAGAAGCTTCCCATTGTAAAACAACTTCCTTAGGACCTACAACTTCTTTAAGCACAGCACAAGCATACTGGGACTTAACTGATTCCTCAGTAGCTTTAATAGTTTCAGCTGCAAACAACTTCAAAGATTCTTTAACAACATTAGCTAGCTTGTAATCTTCAACATTTGACCAATCTGATGTAGCTAAACGGTTAAAATCTTCCACGTCTGGTGAACCAACAGCAGAACTCTTGTATAAACCAAAGATGTTGCCGTTCGCGCAAAGCGGGAATGACAATTGTGGCTTATGATCCATACAGTAGTAGTTAAGACCTCCCAAGTATAATTTGGTAACATCATTAATATTACAACCATTGTAACTACATACATATGGTGTAAGAGACATGATGAAATGGTGTTTTGTTCCCATGACGTGATCGTATGCACACTTAGTACAAAGTAAAGGACGTCTCAAACAGTCACCACACCTTAGTACTGTTTGTGAGCTACAAACAACACACATACCCGCAGCTTGTAAAACAGTAGACTTTTCGTACAGATTAGCATAAAACTCTTCACTCCAAAATTTATCCTGGCCATCTTCCAACATTGTCACAGAAAATGAATCCAATATACCAGCATTCAAAGTTTTCTGTAAATGTTTAACCCATTCTAACAATGTGTAAAACACTTTCTGGTATGATGGCTTAGGGTGTTTTGTCAAAGGGTAAGCATCAATTGCCAAACTAACATAACGCTCAAGCATGATAACGTTATCAGTTTTGACAATATCGTCAACAAACACACCAGCACTAAGGATTCTAGAAGGGTCTGGGTATGGTAAATAATAATCACCATCTGGAGTTACAATTTGCATAGTATGCTGCGAACAAAATTCATGTGGTCCCACACTTAAGTCTGGTTCAACCCAACACTTGGCAGAAGACATAAAGACGTTGTTTTGGTAGTAAAGTACAGATTTAAAAGCACTTATGTCAGCAACATAACCTAAATCTGCATACTCTTTATTATAACAAACAACGCCATCATCAGATAATATCATCATAGAGAAGTGTTTACGCAAATAAGCATAATACTCGTCTATGACCAAGGGATCTACAACACTACTTCTGTAACAATTATCGTATATCTTACGCTGCAATGCTTTAACATTGTAATTGTTACAGGTGTTAGAATCTACACTTAAAAGTCTATTGACATTTGCAGAGACAGCCTGAAATATGTTGAATGCAGAGTTAGCATAAGCTGTAGTACCATCACCAGAAGTTGTACCACCAGGTTTTATATAAAAGCCACCCGTACAGTGTACAACTTCTGTAAGAACTTGTGCCAACTCATTAGACAGACGATAAAATCTGTCACTATGGGTGCAGCATCCGACGTGTTTTGAACCTAATATCATGGCGGACGCCATTCTAATCATATTAGGCAATGCACGATCACATTTCGGATAATCCCAACCCATAAGACAGCCATTGTCAACATCTCGCATTAGGTTTTTCAACATATCGTCCCAGCCACCATAAAACTTAGTAGTGCCAATCACAACTGTAGCATTACGTGTGGCAGCAATAGATTTCAAATGCTTCTGATGATACTGCCGTGTTGTCATAGTGGATAATAGCGAAACACCACCCACAGTACGTGCTCTAGCCTTACCAGAAATCGCGTACTTTAGATTCATTTGTGTCATAGTGGGTAGCACATTACGCTTAGTAGTTGCAAAAAGCTCGTCTTGTTCCTCATATGACAGAGTTTCATAATAAAGTCTAGCTTTACCAAACTTGTTAAGTGGATAACCTGCACTCTTATCATAATTGGTGACTACAACTTCACGAGCTGTAATACAACCACCATCATAACAGTCAAAGTATTTCGCCACTATCTGAAACACTAACTCAGCTTGACAAATGTCTAAAACAGTGGTTCTATTATAACGATAGTAATTAAAGTCTGTTATAGCAGCTTCACCACTCTGTGCAAAGAAGTAATGTTTTAATGTCAAGTCAGAACCTTCTGCAAAGTAACCTCTTTCAACAATAAAGTCATAAAACTCTTTGTTGAAATGACCAGGTTTGACAGTCTGATACGTTACACCTGTGCCTAAAGCAGCTATTGAGAAACAAACTGTTCTCTGATCTAACAAAGCTGGACTTGATGCAACTAACAAAGAGGGGTCCGTTACAAATTTAAGAAGGTCAGTCATAGACAACTTCTGATTGTTAACATTAACATCTTTATTCCACACCAAACCAAGCTGTTTAAAGTGATAACCAGCTGTGACCACAATAGGAACACCATCAATAAAAACTTTCCTAACTAAAGGTCCAAAGGCTGTAATGGGAATCGTAGTAGCAAATAAGGTGTTAAAGTTTGCACAATGCAAAATACAAGCATCATCCACACAATCTGAACAATTGGGGTGGTATGGTCGGTCCCAATATTTAAAGTACTTATTAAACAATTTCTCTTTATGCTCTGTAAAGTCATAAGACAGCAAATCATACTGTTTGTAGTCAGAACCATAAATGTCACTTTTAACAAAATTTTCAGACTCTAAACATGATGTCATACCCATAATTGGCATCATGTAAGAATAGTAAGATGTGACACAAGCACAACCGCAACCACCAATTGTAGAAACAAAGTCACCAAAATCATAAAAGTTACCATTAAGGTCTTGATTATCCAAAGTGATAATACCAACATAACCTTTTTCAACCATAGCATCACAAAGAGCCACACACTTAAGCATAGCATTTGCAACAATGTGTCCTAACTTGGCATATACAACATGAATAGCTTCATTCTCCACAGGGTCATACCAGTCAGGATTATCAAAGAAGGTACTATCACAACAATTGGTAAGAACCAGGATTTCTTTAAGAACATCACAATTTTTCTCATCAAAATTGCGCAGTGCATAACAAAGATCCATCATTGTATACTTAGTCAAATTGCGTCTACAAACATTACCAAAGACATGTCTACCTTCACTATACTCAAAAAAATCATGTGAAGCTAAGGCATTGGAATGTTTTAAAGCGTTATAACAGACTTGCTCATGGTCCATAACGCTTTTACGACAACGTTTTACAATGTAATAGGCATCATGTGCATCTAAGTTTTTAAAACGACTACAATTGGTTTTAAGAAACTTGCCAATGCATGCCACATCAGCATTGTAAACATCAAAAGCCCTTGTAACACAATCAGGGCTTGTACCATTGCAGGGTTCTAGTCGAGCTCCACTAGAACCCCGTACTCGTTTAAATAACTCTGATCTACGACAGCAGCTTGCATCGATGTTCTATCACAAACACAACCATTGTTAAGCCAACACGCACAAACAGCACAAATGTCGTTCTCTATACAAAACCGTATAGGATCTGCAGTACCTGCAGGAACTTGTACAAACTTGCCTTTAAATCTACACATACCATCAATAGATGGATGTGCAGTGTGTGACCTACAATAAATGCAAACTGATGCACCACCATACGAGTCCTGGTTAGGTGTTGCTTCTACACCATTGGTAATAGCCATACCATTACCAGAGCCATTAGACAACATCTTAACACAGTTATTCACAGGCTGCATACCCTTCTTTACGAGTTCAACATATGCTTTTGCAGGTTCAGGTGCAAACGCACACAGTGTAAGTAAACTACTATTAGAAGGATGTTCTGTTTGCTTACCAGCCTGTAGACGTATGGTAGCTCCAATGTAACCTAAAACAGCACCACGCCTCAAAGTGTTCAAATTCTTAACAAAGTACAAATGTTTAATTTCAGGTCCATTAGCACCCTCCACATAAAACTTAAGTGGCTGTTCGAGTTCGATGGTAATAACATCATTATTACCTTCCCACTTAACATATTTCAAATTACCATCATTGGAAATTAACGCATACATAAAATGTTTACCACCTTCAGCGGCAAATAGAGCTTTACCATTACTACAAGCATCACCATCTGCACTAGACGATGCCTTAACAGCACGCTCCTTCATTTTACCCGGCATAATTTCATTATTCTGTAATTTGGAAACACGTTCACACGTAACAGTCAAAGGCCAACACAAATTCTGTTCATTTGCCTGTGTCACTTCTTTAAGGTGCACAATGGAACTATTAGAATCTCGTACTTCAATTATAGACCAAACCGCGCCTGCGTAGTGAACATTGTTTTCTAGTCTAACTTTAGAGAAAACATCTATGTTAGGCGTCACAACAACTAACCGTGTTGCAGATGCAGCTGGAATTATACTAAGTGGTAAACAACCATTACGTGCTTGGTCGATCAACGTGTTAACAGATGACATGTCCAGTCGCTTAAGCATACTAAAAAGTAGACTGTGCATAGCACCTATAATCTTAGATTTACGATCAACAGCACGTGCTTCTTTAAACATATTAGAAGCTGCTTGTTCTGCCATACGGTCCAACTTCTTTTGCACACTAGCTTCACGATCAAACTCAGCCTTAGCAATATTCATAGCCTTTTGTAATTGTTTGAGGATTTGCGGTGCAACATCATTCTTCTTACCTTCCATATATGCATCACGTGCTTGTTCATAAGCAACCCATGATGGCAACGATGCGTAAGCAGAAGCCACACTCTGAAGAATGGACGCATTATCAAAATAAGAGTCTATAAGCTCAGACAAGTCACAGTTGTTGTGTTTAGACAAGAAAAATGCCAACAATGCCAAGAGCTTATTAAGCACAACATCAGGATCATCACTGAGATTAATCTCGTTATGAAGTGTAACACAATAATTCCATTCTTTAGAGTTAGCTTCTACATGCATTTTTGAAAGCAAGCCTAGTAGCACCACATTGGTACATTTCATATCAGTCAATTTAGACTGTACAGAGGCTATTTTAATGTTCTTGTTACCACCAATACCAACCAATTTTGCACTTAAAACCATAGCCTCATAGGCATTTGTAGGTGCAGTCAAGTTGTTAGCTGTCATATATTTAAGTTCTGCAGCTGAAACACAAAATTGATACACACCACAAGTCATATGCGTGAAACGATTGATCCAATATAAAACACCATAATAACAACAGCTAACATATCCAAACAACATGTAAATTACACACAAACATTTAATAACACCAAAATCAAAAACAACTTGTTCTGGTATTAAATAAAACACTGTGTAGTAAGCCAAACGATAGGCCACAGCAACAACAACCCAATCTTTAGTTATTAAGCAAACAACCATCATGCCTAAATTAATATAACCGAACTGTAGGTTAACACCAACATCAGAACTTCTTAGCAAGTAATACCATTGAACAACCAAGTTGTAACATACAAAACACAAAGTTATTAAACAAACAGGAATAGATTGTTTTTGTGTGACAAACCTGTAACAATGAACACAAGCAATCAGAACACAAAGAATAATCAAAGCCACACTTTGCATATCAATAGAAACCAAAGAAAGGTTGATTTCAACAAGTTTTGCCTGCACAGCCTCAAAATAAAAATAGTCCCACACTAAATTGCTACAAGTCATAAGAATAATGCTAGGTAACAAAAATGAGCTGCAATACAACATTTTATGCTTCACAAATGTAGTAAAAATAGCTGAAATAACAACTGTTACAAACAAAATGCAACTTATCATTGTAGGACTAAACCATGTAAAAGGTGTGTATAAGAAAAATTCTGACCAAAAAGCAAACAAAAATGCACAAATCATTAAAACAGGGTAGCAATAGGATTTAACTTTTGTACTTTGTAAATTTACGCCAAACATCTGTCTCACAACTTCTGTTGGCGTAAACTCATCACTCAAAGAACCATATCCTAAGATCGTACGACCTCCAAGCCCTGTTGACAAGCGCATAATAGCATCTAATAGGCGTTCCACATTAATGCTAGTTTTAGCAGCTAACATACTAAAAACGTCAATAGACGCTAATTCAGTGTAACCATTAGAGCGGGCCCAGTTGTTAAAAGTTTCTAATGATGTGTAACCACTATTAATGAACCAACGTTCACCATTAATAATAGCTGCATACAAAAATGCAACTACATTATCCGTAGACATCACATTAGCACCTTCCAACTGCAAACTAGGCTGGTCTTCATAACCACCATACATAACACCATTAAAATCTGAACCTACATGAGAACCATTTCCAAGTTCTAAATGATGCATGTACACAAAATGTACTGTGTCACCTTCAAGGACGTATCCGGGGGAGCCACAGGTACCATTTATAAAAGAACCTCTAATAGTACCCTGAGTACGCATGTTAACACCATAAACACCATTAGGTTTACCATCATAGCAAGCTAAGATGTTAAAACTATCACCAGCTTTAACAGTCCTGAACTTATGTTTGGGCGTTTGTGTATTCACTTGGCTAACCTTAATAACAAGATTAACACCCCTATATGAACAACCAATAACGCCTAAAAAGTCATTACCTTTAGACACTGAAAAGTTATGTAATCGTACGCCTAAAAGGTCTGACTCGTAATTGATAGTCTTTGTAGTATCACTTGCTATAACGTGACGAGGACAAATGACTTCATCACCTAACCACAAACCATTTAGAACTGTGTTGCCGTATGCAACTCTGACAACACAAGGTTCTACAATACCAGACGGCTGTGCAATTTTTCTGAGACCAGATTGTAAAGTCGAGTTAACACTGACAGTTGGTGGTGTGTACAAAATATCATTACGATTAGCACTATAATCTAATAAAGCACGTGCTAAATGAGCATAACATGCCATGCGATAATCAGACTCACCCATACTGCCAGTATAATATTTGTACTTATTAAAAGTTGCTGCATAACCTTTCAAGCGCTCCATAGGTATAGAATTAACAATAGTTTCATAGGAGCGCATGTCAATAACGAAAGTACCAGATGCAGCTGACTCAAAATTACCAACAAATTTATCACCCTCAAACAACTGTGTAGAGACTTTTAGTTTAAAGAAAGATGGTAAAGAGTCATAAAAGAACATTAACAAATAACTAATAAGGATCCACCAAGGTGCCATATTAAAGTAAGCAATTATAAAACCTAAATCCATAACACCTGGATAGGGTAAACGTCTAGACAGAAAATAATAACCAGTAGCATAAACAATCATGAGTACCAAATTTCTAGTAAAGAAATAAGAAATATTATTACACAGTAGTGTAATAACAATAATAGTAACTAACATGGAACAATCGCCAAAAATACGTTTAAACTTCAAAAAGAAGTAACACACGGCTATGGCACACAAGGCTATGATCAAGTTAGTAATCATATAGCCTGATGTTGCAACAACTGATAAATTTTGGTTAAACAACCTAAACACATTAGTTGCAAAACCAAAAACACTATCACCACAAATATAACCATCACCAAAGCTTCTGTCATACACAAACCAGTTGTCTAGACCCACACAAAACCCTTCCTTGGATTGAGTACACTCACCAACCCTGCAATATGTAGTAGATAACGTCTGTACAACACGCAGACCCAAACCCCTTATGATTGTAGGCAACTTTATCATGTTACCATCTTTCAACTCATAAAAGGTTTCTGGTGCGATGTCAGCATAAGTTTTGTGTTGTAAAATGTTACCATTCATAACACCCTCTTTAAAACAGTAAATGGCTGTGCCACCCATACCTGTAAGCTGTGTACAAGCGGCATTATAAACACAATTGTCAAAAATAGAATTCCTAGATTTTGCTACACCCTGGTGGTCATAACACAAGTCAGTATTACCAAAGACGGCGTTTATGGCAAAAATCAGAGAGCGTCCAACAAGTGTTACATAAGCCGGCACATCTGGTACAGGTCTCATATTGTCTACAAGGTCAAACACAGTACCTACAACTATGGGACAAGCACGAGAGTATGTGATTTGTCTGCCATATTTGCCTTTGTACCATAATGGGAAATCTTTGTAGACATTATGTACACAATCAATGGTGTCATCAAAGCTCTGTATCTTACCATTCTTAATAAGCATAAAATCATAACCGACAGCAGATGTTACATATGTGGGTGTGTAACCATTATAACAGCTAAACAAACCCCACACTAACACAATAGCAAGCAATAGCCGCAAAACCTGTTTACACTCATTGTAAATGTCAAAAAATCCAGAGCCACTCTTGCGCCCAATTGCAACAGCAGGAAGGTTGTGGCTCATAACATTTGTGTTAAGTGTAATCATAATTGTGACACCTTTAGCTTTCGCTGTCTTTATTAACAAATGTTTAGCTTCACCACTAAGCTTTACGAAGTCTGTTGCAGACCACACAATAGGTACATTCTCTTTACTTAAGACACTATGATTAACAGCCTTAGCATTAGCCCTAATACAATTTGCTATATCAAAGGACGTTAAATTGTCCTCAGGCTTGGCATATGTCAACCAAAAATTATTAAAACTGAGGTCTGTCATTAAGACATCATACTTATGTGCATGTACAACGACATCCTCAAAAGTATGATAAGGCACATCTGTTTTACAGGCTTCATAGCACTCACGTAAAGTTTTACAGTTAGAAACATCAACATTGAAGGAGTTACCCACAACACGCTTATGCGCTTCTAACAGAACACCATTAAAATCAACCGTCAATGATTGTATGAGATCTCTGTTTACTAGTTTTATAGGTTTACCTAGTAATTGGGACCAATACACACAAGCATTATGTAAATTAGCGGGTGTTGTACCATTAGGATCATAAATGACAAAATCATCAAGCAACTGTAAGGACTTTAAGACTTCTTTACAACTATACTTTTTATCTGTAACATCAAAATTGTAACGAGTGTACTCATCACCGGTGTAAAAACGGTAAAAGCCATCAGAGCATTCAACTTTATCAACTTCTTTAAATGAGACATCTGTGGCATAAACTGGGTGTTTGACAGCACTAGACAAATCTTTAACTATTTCATGGCATATAAAAGTGTTGTCACTACCATAAGAGTCACAATTTTTACAGTAAAAATTATGACGCTTACAGAATTTAGAACCACCATTAGTATGGACATAGACTGATTTAATACTACCATTAACAACTACGTTAACAGGTATACGATTTTGCTTTGCAATTTTAGAGCAAGATTTACAATCAGCTTTGTCACAACCATACCAATAGTGCTTTAAAAAGAAAAACACTTTAATAACCGCCATAATAACCACCAACTCTGCAGCCACAGTTTCAAAGTAAACTACGTTTAAAAACCAACTATAATTGACCAAACCATAGTAAGACAGCCAATTATTAAACAACTGTGCAACAAAATACAACATACAAAATCTTACAATATTGTTACCAAAAATCATGAGAGTGCCAAAATAAAATAGTTGCACCAATTTATACCAAAGTGGGTCAGACTTGTAATCCCAGACAACTCTAAGATGGTCAAAGTCCGACAGTTCTTCATAAGAGGATAAGCAAGCTTTGCACAGCACAGAACTCGAACAAACATCTGACTTAACAAAACTAGAGTTCGCATACATAGAACTGTACCTTGAGCATGCTACCTTATGAAACAATGGTACACTAACAACAACATAAAGTAAGTTGTACAACAATAATAAACCTAACAAAAATTTAATATAAAACCAAAATTTGGTATTTGTTAAAAGTGTTATAGAGTTAAGAGCTCGTAATTTGACGTCTAATGGCTTTACGACAAACGGAGGCTTAACCTTCACCTTCAACTTTTTAGATTTCGTACAATTTTCTAGTAAGAAAAAATAACAGCAAAGTAAGTATTTAAACACCGCTAAAATTGTCTTAGCCACAGTGTCACCAAACTTAAAAAACTTATTTGCATACTTGTCCAATTTTTGTATAGCATCAAGATCATTGTCAACAACTTGCAGGTCTCTAGTAATTCTCGGTGATTGTACCACTGGCACAGTGTAACCATTTGAAATTAGAACTGATGTTACACTAAGGTCAGAAACTTTGAAAGGGTATGTTTTGTCAGCGTCATACATAACGCCAGAGTAGTAAGTGTAATGTCCTCTATCCTTACTACCTGTAAAACAAACATAACCATCACCTTTCAAACAATCTGTGACAGAACCATTAATCGATGTTAGAATAACAGAACCCTGAATTTTATGCACTCGCGTTGTAACTCTCACTCCATGTCTACAAACCGCCTTATCACCAAGAGTTTGTAGTGGTACTGCAACTATGGGACCACTTATAGTACTACGATTATAACAACAATCACAACCACTAAATTCATCCAAAGTGACTGACCCACTAGCACACAGTAAAGGTTCTAATTTATGAAGTGCAAGCTCCACATCATTAGGTTGACCTTTCGTAGTGCCCGTGATAAAATACAAGAAGTGCACAAATGGTTCTGTTGTACCACTAACAAATTTAGACCAAAGATCTTCCATGCCAGGAAATCGCCAAGTGGGTTTATAATCCTGCAACAACAAACATAGGGAGTTAACCCAACAATTGTTATCACTTTGCTTAAACACAATTTTATCATTAACAATGGCACTCTCAAACTTATAATCTGAGTGATCAGACGCACTAAAAACGGCAGCATTTTCAAAGCCATAATGACCACACCAATCAACGTCAACTACCTTTGTAATTGTAGCTTGCGCCATTGACAGATCTGGTACACATTTGGAATAATCCTGATCGTTCAAAACAACACTGGAACCTAATTGAACACCAATAGTAGCTGATGCATCAACAGTATTCTTTGTGACTTTGTTACAATCTTTTACTACAACAGTCACAGGTGTTTTGAAATAATCCAAAACCTTACGTTCTTCAGCTTCTGTGTACACAAAAACACAAATAGGTTTTTGTTTAAACGCAGCAAGAAGTGAGCGTAATGATTGTTCCAATGGCACACCAAAAACACCACAGCTAATAAGTGGTGTCAAAATGGGACCTTCAATTTTAGTCATTTTGCGATAAACAGAGTCCAATTTTTGTGCACAACGCTCTTCTGAAACACGTGGTCCCACAGCATTAGCGATGTTAAGACCTTTCCAAACATCATTAAAGACCACAATGTTACCAGGGGGAATAGGTTTGTACTGTTTAAAGTATTCAACAGACTCCCTAGTAAGAGCGCCATTTGTGTAGGCGTCTATGGCTTTAGCAACACCACCTTTATGTTGTAGGTGGGAATTAGCTGCATTAACCAATACTTTAGGTTTAAGGTTTTCAACAAGAGACTTAACATCACCCCTGTAAAATTTAATATTACCTGTGACAAAAAATGGTTCAACTGCTGGTTTTGCAGTAATTAAGGGTTTTACAGTACCTTGGTCAACAGTTATAGATTTGTCCTCTGTGATCTCCTGATTGCGTGTTGCAACAACAATCGATTGTTCTGCTACGCACTCAATTGAGGTTTGTACTGTACCTTGCTCAACAGTTATAGGTTTGTCCTCACATGCTTGTTGGCTAAACGATGTAACAACAGAAGTTTGTTTCTCTTGTACGTCAACAGCTTTAGCCCAGGGGTCTTCACTAGCCTTAGGTGCACATTTAGAAATTTCCTTAACATATTTGGCATTAACAAAGCATACAGATGTAAAAGGCAAATTCTGAACCGGATGCAAACCAAAACCATCAACTAACACTTTTGCCAGAACATCATGCACCATATAATGACCTCCCGTTGTTGAACCTTTAAAAATTGCTTTGCAAACAGGTTTAACAAGTGGTTTGTAATTAGCAGGATCATGCACAAAAACGCCAGTGCCTTCAATTCCAACTATAGTTGTCTTCTTAACAGTTTTACAAACACCACAGACACCATAGTCAAAGGTAGCACTAGTACAGCGCATTCTAAAAACACAGCCAGAAATCAATTCTTCCATAGTGCCACAGCTACATAAAGCTGACAACTTCACTTTGGCAGTTTGAGCACTACTAAGAAGTTGCTCTAAAACATACTCCGCCTCACCAAGGTCACCAATGTTCCTGTTAGTCACAGCGTACATCAATTGCACAAATGGTGCAACATCACCAGCACAGTATTGTTTGAAAGATTCATCTTCTAAAGCCTTCAAACACTGTAACTGGTAACCTGCAGCATTAAGCCAACAATTGTTCTGGTGTTGTTTAAGCACCACTTTGCCATTAATCATGCTATTCGGAAATGCGAATGGTGACATAACATCTGTGATAGGTTCATCATCTACATCAGAAACAATCTCATCAACAACTCCTTCAACATCTTCAGAAACTACAACATGCTCCTCTACGACTTCTGACACAGTGTCATTAGTAGATGGGTCATCGACAACTTCAACATCACTAACTTCTTCAACATTTTCTAGGGGTGCATCAACACAAATATCATACTGTGAGATCATTATACCATCGTTGCAACCAACATCAAAACCTCCTGCACAATCATATATGTAATATGATGGTAGTTCAATGCCAGCTTGTTGCAATTGTGAAAACACAGCATCGACCTTTTCTGTCAGAGTATCATCTAATAGCTCCCAGTTGTTACCTTCTATTGTAACACTGGTACCAATAACTGTTTTCAAAACATTAGTAATAGTGTCATCATCAAACTCATATGTAATTTTCACCTGGAAAACAGGATCAACTTCTCTAACATCCACAGTGTCGTTAAAGGTCACATTTTTAACATCGCCACCAGATTTGTTGTACAATTTCTGGACAACTTTACTGTCACCAAAAGGGTAGAATTGTTCATGATTACAAGTGTAAAACGTGTAACCATCTATAACTACCACAACACCTCCATTCTTTGGTGGCTGATACTCAGTCTCTTCCAAAATAGTTGTAGACCAGACATCATCTTCAACAATCTTTTCAACACTAACAGGAATGCTAGCACCTGAAAAACAGCGTGTTTTACCACCACAAAAGATTTCGACGACATCCTCACCAAAATCTAGGAAGTCACGACCAATTGGTGTTGTAAAACCATTAAGCGTCACGCCAGCAATATCAAGCTTGAATGGCTTCGCCTTGCAAAGTTGTTGGTAACCACGAGTTATCATACCAGCAAGAGCGTCATAGCCATCCAATAACAACTTAAGGATTCCACCTGTAAAAGTACACGTTACATGTGTTATTTTACAGTTTTTAACACTCCTGATATGTCTATACCATATAATACCATTGTCTAGCCTAAACAAAACTTTAGGACACAACAGATTTTTATAATCATCACTGTCATAAACATCCTCAAGTGCTTCTAGCTTTTTATACTTATTGAAAAAGCCAGGCTCACCTGCATTAGACCGAATGATGTCCCAAAGACCAGTGTGATCTCTAAGACACTTTGGCATTTTATATTTACGACAAAATGGTTCTATAACGATGATGTCTTTGTCTGCATATGCTTTAAAGCACACACCATTACTGTAAAATTCCTTCAGAGCCACATTAAGAGATTCAACTGCATCATCAATGCAACCATTAGCAGAGTACACATTACCAAATCTTGCAACAAGCTTAGTTTTGTAAGGGTCCTCTACATCATAGCGCAAACAAAATGCATTGAATGTAGAAGCCTTAAAAACAGATGTTGTGATAACACTGGTAGGTGATGACATCATAAAATAGTAATCACCAGTGCAATAAAAGGCCATACCGCCTATAACAACGGCATAGCCTGGTCCAGGTTGAACAACATCATTCACAAGTGTCAGGTTTGCAGTTGAATTTTCAAATCGAGTAGGATTAACTTCCGCAGTGCCACCAATAATAGCAGACGCGAACGTGGCAGTGTTTAAACCAGCTTCGCGTTTACCTTTAAGCTTTAAATCCTTAAGCATGACAAGAGCATTGTCAAAAAGTAAATACTTGCAACCAAGAACAACACATTTGCAAGTGACCCCAACAACCTCAACTGTCTGGGTAAAGATGTCAAAAGCTGATTCAAGAAACTGCACACACGTCCTAACAAGACTAGATGCAGCACTAGAAACTATGAACAAAGGTTTTGAATCTTTAATAGTAAAACAAATTGAGCAAATTGCGTTGATGGCATCCCTTATAGCAACATAAGTAAAACCACCAGCACTTAAAAACTTACAAATAGACTGCCAGGCCGTCTCAAACAAGGCACCACATTTCTTAACAAACCAAGGTGTCTTTTCAAAAAGAACAGGAATTGCACCAAAAATGTTACTGGACAAGTTAACATGGCCAGCAACAATGGCATCAACCACAGTGGCATCGGGTTCACCAGTGAGATAACACTTCTTGACACTATTAGCAACAAGACTGTTACTATCATGATCAAGCAGTGCTAATTTACACTTGTCGAAGGTTGTTGTAGCAACAACGTCATTGGCATACGTAGCCATGACACGCCACACAGAAACACCTTCAGCATCACCGACATACTTGAGAACAGCACCAGCATAAAACTTAGTCCCAGTACCACAGCCTTTTGATGTAATGACAGCTTCACCAACACTGGCGTCGCCTATAGACACACCAATAACTTTACCAGGTGTGCCACAACAGGCTGATTTAAAACCAGTCCAATCACCAACACCGCTAGACTCACCACCACACTTACATTTAACGTTAGCAACTATGAAGTTAAGCTTGGAAAAGCACTCATTCAAGTTGCCACCATTCTGCATGTATGGCGAACCAAACTGTTTATACAGGCTGTTGTATGGCTCAGTCAAACAAACCTTGGAACTAATCTTCACAGGCGCAGCACGTTGACGAGTGGCGCCATTAACAATCTTATGGTCTACATCCATAAGATATATTATAGACTGAACATTAAGAGCAGTCTGTTTAGCATGGGGAACGTCCATATCACGTGCGACTTCCCAGGCATGCTTGTAAGTAATGTCATCAATAACAATATCCTCTAGATCACCGAAGTAGTCTTTCATCTCGCCTTGGCGGACAGGCTTACCATCAGCGCCACAGAGGAATTGATCTACGTAAACAACAGTGCCACCGATATTGTTGATACGAAGATAGAAATCTTCTTCAACACCAATAGCACTACTACGTACAATAAAACCCTGTAAATTGGCAGTTTGCACGTCCAAGAAACAGGGTTTGATGACATTATCATTAGCACCGAACACACCAAAAACGTACTCCTGTTCACGACAACCAGTAAGCAGGTCTCTAGAGTATTCAGGTACAAAAACATAGCCATCAAATCCTACATGCCAGCAAAGCTTTAAAGCATTGCTACAATCGTTGTAGGATTTGTAGCCATGTGCGGTAATTTCTGAATCCTCAACAACAAGGATTTTAAAGTGCTTGGATCCCATAATGAGGGGAGTAAGGTTTCACCTAGACGGAACTAGGATCCACGCAACAGCTAGACGGAACTAGCTGAAGCACCTACTAAGCGTGACGGAACACGCTCAGCCAGCCAAACCCCTACCTCAGAATGGTTAACAAGCTAGATAAAAACGAAATTACCAAAATGTTACCCACATAAAATGTGTGGTAACAAAATTTCGTTTAGTTGAGTAGAATTGACAAGAGTCAAGTTAAAGAAAGGTGGGCAGCTACGCTACACGCACTTATCTTTAAAAGT